TTATTTAGTTCCAAACAGCATTGCACCAAATTGATCCGCTGTTTCCTTCTGCATATTCGGCAGCAAGTGACTATATAAGTCCAGCGTAATCTTGATGCTTGAATGACCAAGTCGTTCAGAAACAATCTTAGGGTGAACACCTTGTTTTAGAAGCAAACTAGCATGAGTATGGCGAAGATCATGAATCGTTATTACTGGAAGCTCACTCTTCTTTAAAAACCGTTCAAACGTTCTTAGCAGGTTTCGCGGGCTTATAGGTGTGCCAACTGAAGTCCCTATTACTAGGTCATTGTCTTGATACACCGCCCCAGCACTTAGCTTTTCTTTTGACATCATTATTTTACGCTTTTTTAATTCAGCAACCGTACGATCATCAATGGAAATTAATCTATTACCTGCAGCTGTTTTAGCTCCAGCAGCTAACGTTTTCCCATCTGATTCAAGTGTTTGAACCACTGATATCGTTCGTGCATCTAAATCAACATCTTTCCATCTAAGGCCAAGTATTTCCCCTTTTCGCATCCCTGTTGTGTATGCCAGCAGAAAAGCAACATACTCGCGGTGATTTTTGATCAAAGAGTCAAATTCCCGTAATTGCTCTGCAGTCCAAACCTGTATTTCTTTCTTCTGCTCTTTAGGAAGATCCACAAGAGCAGCCACATTCTTAGTAACCATATCCCACTCTACTGCTTTATCTAATGCACACTTCAATGTTTTGAAGATGTCACGCACACTTCTGATTGATAGACCTTTTTCCTCATGCAAATGTTTAATTAATTTTTGACAGTGGATGATCGTTAATTTAGATATCTGAACTTTTCCGATACATGGCACGATGTGATTTACTATATGTGACTCGTATGAGTTATAGGTAACCTTCTTGATTGAGTATTCCTTAGACTGAAGCCAGGTTTCAAGTAACTCCTTTAGAGTGACGTTGGATGCATTAATATTTAATCCGTTGTTATATCTGTTTTGTGCTTCGTTTTCGGCCTTTTCTGCCTCTTTTCTTGTTTTGAATCCTCGTTTCTTAACACGTTTTCTTTTCCCGTTCTCGCGCACCTCAATGACGTAGTACCACTGGTTTTTCTTCAAACTTTCATCCTTGAAAACTGTCATCAGTATCACACATCCTTATTTCTCTTATCATGATACTTCTCGATTTCGGCTTTACGGCTTAAGATATCCTCTTTGAAGAACCATCGTTCTCTCTCAGTTGCTTTAATTGGACGTATCTTCCCTAGCTTTATTGATTTATGTAAATTTTGACGTGTCCCGCCAAGGAGTTGTAACGCTTCATTGGTTGACAACACTTCATCGGCTATAAATTTCGATATCTCTTCTTTTGATTCAAAGTTTAATTTCACTGGGCATCAACTCCGTTGCAGATAGAATTAACAACTTAAACTGTCACCTCCTTGATAATCCATTATACATTTCAGATTGACGATAGTAAACCATAAAAAAAAGATGAGGAACCTAGTCCCCCATCTCATTACCTAACAACCATTTTACAAATACATCCTTATGAACAAACTTCCGTCTTCCGACTTTGACAACATGGAACGCATTTGAATTAAACAGTTCATATGCATTATCCCTGCCAATGTCTAAATAAACTTTGACGTGTTCAGGGGTGAGGACTTCTGGAAGCGATTCTAAAGTAGAGTTTTCACTAGTCTGTGTCATCGTTTTTCACTTCCTTTTCGACTGCTATGTCCATCGCCAATGCAAATTTATAAAAAGCCTTCCAGCGTATTTTTGAATATGTTCGCTCACTGATTGGCGGTTGAAACTTGAAGCTGTACATTTTGAGATCGGTCATATACTCCGCATCATCGCTCATGTAACGTTCTTCGATAAGGAACCGTTCCATCCTCGGTAATCGCCGTACCGCCCGTTCAATCCGATCACAGTAAGTTTTCCTTGCCGCTTGCGTGTCGACGTTGTAAGTAGCAATGTTCCCCGTCTGATCGCTCGTGACATTTGTATTTCCCCGTGGCATGTCACTATATGATGCGGTTATGCTTGCTTCCCTTTCCTCGAACGCTACATACTTGAAAATACGATATTTCTCCAACGTCGCTTCAACTGCCGCCTGCGTTTTCTTACGATCCAATTCTGGTAATTCGAATGACATCTGCTGCATCCCCTCACCTCACTGTAATAGGATTGCCCCGGCGAACCGGGGCGCTGTGAGATTAGAACGGAAGATCATCATCTGATGCGAGCGGTGGCAATTCGTCTTCGCCGGATGATTCTGGTGCTGCAGGTTGTTCTTCTTTCTTCTGACGACCACGACGCTTGCGAGCTGTTGTGATGTCAGCCACCTTCTCAGATTCAGGCTCCTTGTCCGGTTCCGTTTCTTCCTCCTGCTGGTGTTCTGCAGCTGCAGCAGCCTCATCTATGGTCATTTGATTCGGATCCATGTCTACCGTTCCGTCTGGATTAATTGTGTACTGCACACCCTCGTGGTCATCATCGTAAAATTCATCGATGCTCATTTGCGAAGCCTGCAATGATAGCGTCACGTTCATACCAGCCATTCGATAGAACTCTGCAGAAGCTTTCTCATTGTCACCTTTGATGTTGAATTTGAGAGCTGTTTTTTTCGAATCACGTTGAAGCGTCGCGAACTCTGCCTGAATCTCACTGGTTTTGTTACCTGCCGCACTTGCTGCCAAAATAACGATAGTTCCGGCCATTTCTACGAGGGTATGTGCTTGCGGAAGGTCATCACCCTTAACCTCATATACAAGCACCTCTTTTTTGTCGTCTTTCTGCATTTTCTTGAAAAGTACGTTCAATTGGATCATTGTTTACCTCTCCCCTTGGGCTTTGCCCATATAGTCATCTATTGCTTTTATTGCTGCTAGAATCGGGAATATCTGATACGGATATACCGCATTTCCCAATGCTTTTATTCGATCTTCGTCCAATCTTCTGGAAAGCCCATAACCTTCTCTACTAAAGTCGGCGGTGGATACTTTAGGTTGTGGACTTGCCGGCAGTAGTCTCGAAAATTGTTTCTGGGCCCTCTTCCACATTTCGCCGCTGCTTCTGGAGAACGCCCCCCCTTGTGATCGCTCGCCGTTGGAGTGGGCAACAATGAATAACCTTCTTCTCTCATGGTCCGCGTCAACGGCTGCAGCTGGAATATCAAACGTTTGGAAGGTGTATGATAGGTTCTCCAAGTCAGTAAGCACTTTGTCGAGCCCCATCGTTGCGTGCCCAGCAACATTCTCACCAACAAACCAACGGGGTCTGAGTTCTTGTAATAAGCGAGCAACTTGCGGCCAGAGCCAGCGGTCATCTTCTTTGCCTCGTCGCTTCCCGGCAACACTCTCAGGCTGGCAAGGGTATCCGGCTGAAACAATGTCAATTGTTCTACCTGGGCCAATGATTCCATCCTCCTTTAGCTTCTCAGCTGTTAGCGTGCATACATCGTCGTATATTGGGACATTAGGCCAGTGTTTACGGAGCACCTTTTGCGGGAATGGTTCGCGTTCGCAGAAGGCGACTGTTGTCATGCCTGCCCATTCCGCAGCAAGGTCGATTCCGCCGATTCCACTGAATAAACTAAGCTTCCTCATTCGCATAACCCATAAACGCTTGAACATTGCGGTACGTCTTCCCATTCCAATGCTTTGATAAGGTCGTATTGCTTACCGCCGTATGCCGTTTTAGACCACTCGACAACCTCTTGAATTCCGTCTCCATTCCCGTTCGCTGTTGGGAAAAATGATGCACCCTGTCTTTTGCTTGCCATTTTTACAAGCTGCTCCCATTTTGCAACCCTTTCGATTTCGGAAGGGAATCGGCGGGCTATCTCAAACAACTCGGACTTATTACAGTTGATACATGGCATGCAACCTACTCTTCCCATTCCGAGCTTGTACAAAGGATTCGGCTCAATCCCATGCTTGCGATGTATTGCGAAAACATCATCCACTGCCCAACGGAGTAGCGGTCGGTATATCTCGTATCCTTCTGGCGTGTTCTCCCGTTCCGGCAGCTTTGCCCGGGCCGCGCTCTCCTGCGCTCGTACGCCTTGCCAGCTCACAACCTCGTGCCCCGCCTCAAGCAGTGGGAAATAAACCTGTTCCTCCGTCGGCCTTACTTTCAGTTCAACCGTACAAAATCGCCGTCGAGTTGATGGGAAGCGCCCTTTCCACAAGCAAAGGTCTAAAAACGGATTTCCGGTTGGATGCAGTACGCTCAACGCCGTCTCAATAACCTCGGCTGCCTCCTTGTCCGACATGCCTTTTTGCTCCGGGTACCATCTCCAGTGACCAATCTCTATTTGCCTACTCGGATCATCCGGTTTTTCCGGGGGCTCTTCAGCAGCCTCTCGCTCTCCCACTGGTCCGATATAGTGCCAGTGCCCGGGAACGTCGGTAGTAAGCTTTTGGGGCCAGTGCTTTTGTACATATTCACGCTTTCGTGCTATTTGTTCTGAGAAATCAGCTTTGATCCGCCGAATGGGCCCGAGCTGCTTTTCTAAATACTCCCCATACTCATATACCAATGGATGCTCGTTTCCCGTGTCACAAAACACCGGCATGATATCCACGCCTTGCTCCAGCGCGTAAATCCACATGGCCGTGCTATCCTTGCCGAAAGATATGTTCATGACGTTAACTGTGTTGTTCATTCTATCCCCTCGCTTCCCTGGGCGGACGTCCATTACCCACCCGCACAGGGCATCCGCCTTATATTGATTTTTGCGAATACATGTTCTGTTTTAGGCGCAGGAGTATCCCATCCCGCGCCTGCATGACCGGGCTATGCTCGTTTTTCTTCTTTTTCTTTTCTGGTGGATGCAATATTGCTTGAACAACTTCGCCTTGATGGATTGGTACTTTCTTGATGTACCCCGTTTTTTGAGCTTCGTCGATTTCCATTGCAATCCGCGCGAGTACGTAAGCATCCCGAACGTTATCGCTTCTGTGCTCGTATCCCCAACGCTTGTATATATGAATGCCAAGTTCGTCCTTCTTCGTCGTGCCCTTACCGCTTGCGAATTTCTTCAACTGGCTTGGGGCAGCTTCGATGTATTCCATGCCCCGACAGTACATTGCTATCCGAATTCCCCAACCGATGCCACCGAGCTGGACAGCTTGCTGAGATGCAAAGCCGAATCCTTCTATGCACACCACGTCGTCACGCCGAAGATAAGCAATCACCTCGCGGATCATGGAAGCCATTCTCTTTGGGTCCTCTTTCCCGATTCCGGTCAACTCTTTCTCAACCAATACATTCCCCGCTTGATCAAGTGCAACGAATCCGGTTTTAGTACTCGGGTCAATCCCCACATACCGCATCGCCGTCACCGTCCTTTTCCTTGGGCTCATACGGCTTTGCAAATCTAACTTGCTTCCCGCCAAGCACCCACTTGCCAGCTATGATCCTGCCGTCCTCGACTTCTTTCTGAACCGGCTCACCCCCGACTTTCTGCAGTCGTGTAATGTGCCTTTTCAATGTGCTGTACACCGTCCACTGGTCTGTTACTGGATCGTATACTGCTGACGTTTCCTGTTCATCTCTCGGATACGCCATGCTATCACCCCTATCATTGCTGATTTTTTGGCGTTTCTAGCGATAAATCGGACTATTAGATAATGGGTGAATGGATTTATCCATCACAAGCTTACCGCCTGTAGAAAAGCTAGGTTGAGCGTGATTTCCAGACAAGATAGCCCATCCCCGTTCCTCGGCGTATCTTTCCATCTTCTTCATATGGTCGATATTTGCTTTCCGGAAGACATCATGAACAACATCCTCAATGGCTTGTCCGGCGAGCGTATCTTTCGCCTGGCTGCGAATCAATCCGGCGATCATCTGACCGACATCGATATATTCCGAAAGCAGCTTGCGGATATCCATCTTGCCAGCTTCAGCTTCGTTCCAAAGCTCCTGAATTTCTTCATGAAGCTTCAGACGCTGATCATTCGGAGCGTAACCTTTCACCGGATAATCGATTACTGGAAGTGCCACAACGATATATTTTTGCATTTGCATTTCAAACATCTCCTTTTTGTGATGGTAAAAATCTTTTTGCGAAGTTCAACTGCTGCTCGATGTACGTATCTGATTCATTCCCGCCCATTGCCAGCCAGTCACCAATGCGTTGATTAATGTCAGCCAGGACTTCTGTCGGCAGCAAATGAGATATCATCATGATTTCATGGAGTGGACTGGTCATTTCTATTCGTCGTCCTCTGGCCAAACGTCGCTCTCTTTGACATCCAGCAGCATCTTGTGACGTTTGCCTGGTTTGAACTCCACTTTTTCAGGGTCATAATCTACCCAAGCACCGGACAAGATCACTTGTGAATGACTAGGGCTTATTTCAATTTCATCGGCAAGCAAAATGGCACAATCGTTCTGCGACTCTATCAAAAACCGTTGTTCAGGATTAAGCTTGATCTTTATCTCTTTCAATCCGTCCCCTCCTCAATCTCTACATATCCTGCACCGCTGCACACTGGACAATCAGGATGGTTCTCCGAAGATGTATATCCTCTTCCATTACATGCAGTACACTTTTCGACTTCTCCGATCAGATAATAATCACTCATTCCGTTTACACCCCTTCATTCGGAAGCAGCCCATGTTCACTATAAATCTGCTTCAAATACGGGAATTTCTCGGCACATTCACGCATCAGGTATTCTCGTGCCGCGGCGACCAATGTATCGTATAATTGCATGTATTTCTCGCGTTTTTCGGGCGTGGTCAAAGGGTGGTCTATCATCTCCGCGCCTTTGATAATCCGTTCAATCGTCTGCTGATATTCCTCTTCGGTTTGTATCTTCATGGCGTCTTCTTCGGTATCTCTACGAATTTTTGATACCACCATTGGAAGTCGAGCCTAAAGCGATTGGTTCCAACGTTCCGTCCTTTCGCGAAGATAGAATCTATTATCTTTTTGTTTCTCTCAGGCTGGTCGTTGTGGTTGTACCAAAGGAACTCCACAACGTCAGCATCCTGCTCAATAGAACCGGATTCTTTCAGGTGGCGAAGCTTCGGCTCCTCATTGTCTACACTGCGATCCAGCTGGCTCAGAAGAATGAAAACCATCTTGTTTCGGCGTGCCAGTGTCTTCGCTGTACGGGTTACTTTGCCGATTGCCTGGGCGCGTGTCTCGTTTTTCTTCTGTGGTATCTCCATGATCTGAAGATAATCTACAATGACAGCTGCCACCTTACCATGACGCTTCTTGAACTGCTTCACTGTTGCTCGTATTTCATCAATGGTTACTCCGGCACTGTCCTGGATGTACAACGGAAGCTTTTCAATTTCTGAATAAGCTGCGTCTATTTTCTTCCACTCTTCTGGAGTAAAGCCATCGTCCCCGCCTTTTCGAATTAGTCGCGGATAATTGACTCCTGCGATCATCGATACCAATCGATCCTTGACCTCGTTTTCGTCCATTTCTTGTGACCAAATCATTACTGTGCCCGCACCAGGGTTATTTTTTGCTATACCGTATCCGAGCATCAAAGCCTTGGCCGTCTTCCCAACACCAGGACGCCCTGCTAATACATAAAGCCATCCCCGCCACAATTGCGCCCATTCGTCGAACTGATTGAACAATCCAGTTTGAAGTTTGGCAGCCTTCGTTTTCAGATGTTCGAAATAATCCTTCTTCGATTCCTTCATGCTGCGCATACGTGAGAATGATATCGGTCGAAGCTCGAGAACCTCTTCTTCTACCGCAGCAAGAAAGTCCTCGTCCGTTTCGAAGTCTTCACCTGCCATATTAATAAGCTTGTTCCCATACTCCACTGCCCGTCGTCTGATAGCCTTGGAGCGAACGATCTGACCATAATACTGAATGTTGGCAGCGGTTGGAGCTGAATTTGCTAGATGTGAAAGATATGAAACACTACCCATATCCTGAACACGGTTGAATTTTTTGAACTCTTCAGTGACGGTTATGATGTCGATGGGAATTTCCCTTTTTGATAGGTTGAGCATGACTTGGAAAATCAACCTGTGCTGTGCATTTGCAAAGTCTCTATCTGACAGGAACATCACGTCATTGATTGCTGCTGGATCAAGGAATATAGATCCGATCACCGCTTGTTCTGCTTGCAAATCATGAAGAATCGTCATATCTGAAATCATCGGGGTTTCCACCCTCCATCACCCATTCCCGTAATTTATCATCGAAATCCTGCTTTTTCTGCCGTTCCTCTGTGGTCGGCATATTAGGCTTCTTTTTCTGCTTACGCATAGCTAGTACAAGCTTGGGAAACTGCTCCCTAAATTTCTTTGCAGACAAAACCTTATCCATCCAAAAATCATCCTGTACAACCCATTCCATCACCGCTAAAATGAGATGTTTGTCCTTTTGACCATCACGTTCAACAAGCAACTGGAAATCCTTCGCCCAGCTTTGCATGTTGGCTCGCTTCGTAACATTATGCAGCCCATGATCTGCTGCCATGGCATCCACCTTGCCCCTGAAGTAAACAGCCATCTTGTAATAAGTGCTGTCCTCCGCAAACTTCTTCGGCTTCTTCTTAGGCGGCTCGGTAGGCGGTGGAGGTGGTGCTTGCTGCTGCGGCTTGCTTTCCGCTTCTTCCGTTTGGTATTCCGACCAATTGACTACTGTCACAATGCTGAATCTTGTATAGCTAGTGATCTGGATCATCTGCTCCTGCTCCAACACATGCAGCATGCGCCAGACAGTCGAACTACTCTTTTTATGCTTTTTCTCAACTATCCCATCGTTAAATTCATCCGTAATTGAGCCTACACCAGTAATGAATTGCCCTATTCCAACAGGAACCATCTTTCGTCCTACCAACTGGCGATAGGGCTTGTGAGCGGCTTTTAATAGGCACATCATCCATAATTTCAGGAAGAATGGATCTTTGAATATCTGGTTGTCGCCTATCTTCCTATGTATCTTGATCCAGCCTTGCACCGCTCACCCCTCCCATCTAAACAACGTGTAAATGATAATGTACTCCCGCTTTGAATCCCTTTTTCATCAGCGCCCGCTTGACCGTCATTTCTGCCAATGCTGGCATGTTGTTACTTGCTGACATGTGAGTTAAATAGATATGCTCGCCTTTACCCCTGACCAGCCGAGCAAGCGCAGCCGCTGCATCATGGTTCGATAAATGTCCACTATCTGATAGAATCCTAGATTTCGTAATCTCTGGATAATCGCCACTCTGCAGCATGTCCACGTCATGATTCGACTCAAATATATAAATGTCGCTGCCCTCCATGGCCTTCAACATTTCACTGTTCACGATTCCGGTATCCATCATGACGCTGACCTTTGTATCCTTGTCCCTGAATGTGAATCCATACGGTTCATATGCGTCATGTGACACCGGAAAAGCTTGAACGTTCATAATTGAATCCTCGAATACATTGAAACCGATTAGTGTATCCTGCTTCATTGGGGTTGCCGTCTCCAGTTTTAAATCCTTCAATGTCCCCTCACTTGCACGAACCGGAATCTTGTACTTGTCAGCCAGGCCGATGCCCTTAACGTGATCCCCGTGTTCGTGGGTAATAAAGATGGCATCCAGCTTTGATGGATCAATCCCCTGCTGCAGCAAGATTTTTTCAAGTTTTGTTTTGGCGAGGCCGACATCCACTAGGATGCTGACCCCTCCGTTTCCGAGCCAGACGCAGTTTCCAGTAGAGCCGGATGCAAGGACTTTGACCTCAATCATTCCAGCGGCTCCAAGCCTGCTTCGCTCGCCCCGTCTGCAAACACTTCCTTCTCTTCAATTTCAAGCTGCATCACTTTCAGGAGGCCAGTGAGCTCTTGAAGCGTAGGTTTATCACCTTTTTGCTTCATACGCGCCATTGTATACTCAGTCATGGCCTTCTCAGTAGTAATGCCAAGCTTCTTAAAAGCAGCGCTAATATCGCGGCGTACCTTCTTGATTTCGCCATTTTCACCGTTCTGGCTATTTTGTAATGGTTGCTGCAATTGAGGTGTACCACTCTCCACATCCGCTGTAATGTCTTTTCGTGTCTCGTATGATGCAGTGTTATCTATAGAATTCGGTTGCACGTATTCATCTTCCGATACCTCAATCCCAAACTGACGTTTAAACGCCCTTTTTATAGCGTGTTTAACAATCATGTCGTCAAAGTAATCCCGCCACATATCGCTGTTACGTCCTTTAAGCAGATGTTCGACCTGATCCCTCCGTACAATGACCAATACATTTGGTGCATTTTCTCGATATGCAACACAGTACGCGCCAATCGTTTCCCCTGGATTCATTACATCCGGTTCGTGCTCTACTTCTCCGGTATGAATCTTTGCCTTGAAATGGTCGTTTTGGCGAATTTCAGCGGCGATAAATCCCTTGTATTGTGGATGTTTTTTAGCCAAGGCAACGATACCTTCTACGGCGATCTGGATGCTCATCACTGGGCCGTTCTTACCGTTGTACACAATGCAGTAAATCTGATTCAGGAATGGATTAAGTCCGGAACGAGCACATGTTTGAACGAATAGTGCGAATTGTTCGTTGGATGTCCCTTTCGCAATAGTAGACTTCAAAGTGTCAAGCTCAGACTGTGTGAAGCTGCCTACAACGGCTTGTGTATTTATGTTTTGAACTGCTGTGCTCATATTTTTATTCCCCCATTGGAATTTGCTTTTGTGTATTTGCATGGCGGTGAACAAGGTGGAGCATGCCGCCTACCACCTTCATAACAAGCCAGTTTTCAGGTGTCAGCCCCGCTGCCTTAATTGCGATCTTCTGGCGGCGCGTTGGATTCTTTCCGTTTTTCAAAGCGTTCTCCCCCGTTCTTCAGCTGTAATGGTCGTGCCAGTTCACAATCGTCATGTGACTATGGTTGAAGGGCACGTTCTTTTTCCTTGGCGATCCCTTTAATCAGCCGACCGATCTCTAGTAGATCATCAGTTGTCTTACCTTCTGCTACCATATGGTAAAGATGTCTGGCAGCGAAAAATGCATTCATATTAGGCAGCTCACTATCGGGATCTGCTTTATACTCTGACTTTTCTCTCCATCCGGAGGCGATGTTGTATGCATACGTTCCGAAATATGCCCCAATCTCGATTAACTCCTCAGTAGTCCTACCCATTTCCACCAAACTAAACAGTTTATGAGCAATTTGATTGAGAGGTGGTGGCTCACTACTATCTCGTTCTGACGGTGTGTACGACCCATCAGCGGTTTTAATCATTGGTCACACCCCATTTCCAAATTCAGAAATGCCTTTCTTGACTTGTTCACGGCAGTATTTATATCCAGTAGCTGCAACCACTTCGGGGGATTCCCCTTCATCTACAGCCATTGTCACGCTTGCGTCTACTTTCACCGATTGATAGTTTCCGAGATTCTTGGTGAACGTATATCCAACTGTGATTTCCTTGGCTTTCATGTCATTCACCGTCCTTGAGATACGGAATATCATTCAGCGATTTTTTAATTCCATTAACCGCTTGCGTTCGATACCGACAACTGTCGAATCAATCTTGTTTGCCTGCCGTAGTCGCTCACGATAGCTCACAGGTACTCTCCTGCTATGCCAAAGGTTATTTGTGACCATCATCTGACGGTACTCCCCGTTTTCATTTGGATATGTCTTGGTGACTAAAAACCAACATCCTCCGAATCCAAGGAAGCTGCTATTTGGATCGGCCACTCTCGATCCCTCGAAATAATAGATGTTTGTATCTGTAATAAGAGTCTCACAAGGAAATCCATACCCCTTGTTAATCGTGAATTTCTCACCTTTTGGAGCATTCAGAATGCTTTCGAATACTTCCTCGCAATTCACACAGATGTATTCGCCGTGCTTCTGTTCCTGTTGATCTATTTCTTGTTGCGGTGTAAAGCTTCTACCCCAACCGCAGGCAACGCAACTCTTTATGTCTTGCACTGGCTATTGCACCTCCTGAACCGTCAGCGGCATATCCGCCACGCGGCACTCAATAAGTTGACCGGACGGTGCTTGATACTTGATAATAGATTCAGCGTTGTCAATGAATGTCGGTGCTGTAACACCGCTTTGCTCTGAGAGAACGCTGATAAGTTCGAGCCCTGCAAGGATCTTTTCTGCCGTAGATAACTTCCTGTAGGGCTTCCCATCCATTTCAATTTCGAAGTTCGGCTTCTGTTCCCCATCACCTTTGTTCTCAATGAAGAGCTTCAGTGTTAGTCTCTCGAACAAACCACCAACCTTCTCGGCCATCATTTCCGCTTCCTTGGAACGAAATGCTTTGATAGCGTCAAGGATGAACACCGACTCCGTATAGCTTTCATGGATATCCCGCTCGTTTTGCTTGGCCTCTTCGATAGCGATAGCCAGACGATCCAGCGATTCTATCGCTTTGAGCTGTGCTTCGATTTCGACACGCTGTTGAAGCATATCTGATATGTCACTGATCTCGACCACTCGCAACTCTTCGAATTCTTCTTTCATCCGACTGTATTGCTCCGACATTGTTTTGTACTTGTATTTAAGTTCGTCTAAATGCCTTTGCCGATGCTGCTTTGTATGTTCAAGGGCTTCACCCGTCAACATCTGACCACAAGCGTCACATGTATCCTTGATTGGCGCTTCTTTCAAGCTGGTATAATCGTTTCGCACTTGATTTGCGGTATCATATGTGGCGCGAATCTGCGTTTTCAGTCGCTCAAGCCTGCCATTACTCTCCCGAGCTGCTGCCACTTCGTTTGCATGAACGCTGATTTTCCCTGTGATTTCGCTCAGTTTTTCTGCAATCTCCACTCCATCATTACCATCGATGTCCGGCATGGATTGAATCTGTTCTTCTAGCGTTTTCGTGCGAGATTTTGCAGCAATTAGCGCCTTGTCCTGTTTGCGGCGATTCTCCGCATGCTGCGCCTGCAGATCATCAAGCAGCTTCTTCTTGACCAGTGCTGCCAACTTTTCTGCCTGCGGCTCCGGTAATTGTGCTATCACTTCCTTGTTGCTTGGCGGCAGAACATACCGCAGCAGCTGTGCCCGCTGTTCCTCCCAATGCTGCGTGAAAAAATAGGTTGGCGTAAACAATGAAAGGAATAAATGCTTATCGAACAATTGCTCAACGAATAATTCATATTCTTTTGCTTTCTTAGGAACTTCGTTAATGTAGTACTTGGCCGCCTTTCCTTTTGGAAGCTCCTTGCTTAAAAGTACCTGCTTGTCATCAACCGTCAGAAGCAAATGAACTACTACTTGATCGAACTCATATGTAGTTGGTGACGGATCCGTTTTACTGCCGAATGTGTCAACACCGTACAACAGCCAAGTAACAGCTTCACCGATAGTTGATTTCCCTTCGCCGTTCTGCCCCAAGATGCGTGTGATTTCCGAGAAATCTACGTTCAATTTTCTATGATTCTTGAAGCAAAAGAGGCGCAACTGCTTGAGTTTAATATGCAACTTCTATTCACATCCTCCCATGAGCTTGTCCTTGCATTTGCGGCAAACCTTCTTGTCCATGAATGATTCCAAGTGTTCTAACCCTTCGCAAAAAGTACAGCTTAGAACGTGTTTTCGGATCGTGATGCTTACGCCATCCGATGTAATAGACAATGGAACACCCTTGTCTAAATGGAGCGTTTCACGCATTTCCGAAGGAATAACGACACGCCCAACCGGATCGAGGTTACGGACAAAGCCTGTCATCTTAGTCAATCCCATTACCCCTTTCCTACACTTCGTGCAATTCCTTAATGCACCGAGTACACACTGTCTTTTTGCGAAACTCTTTCACCTCTTCCGATGTTCCGCAGAATGTGCAGCATGTCTCGTATTTCTGAATGATGATTCGGTTTCCATCAGTGAAGATTTCCATCTGCTCCTTTTCGCCAATACCCATCGTACGGCGAAGCTCACTCGGAATTACCACACGACCAAGCTCATCGATTCGTCTTACAATACCTGTCGATTTCATTCGCCTTCCTCCCCAACTGTGATTTCAATCGCACCAAGCGCCAAAGCGAAACATTTAAAGTTACAGCAGTAGCCATCACCAGCTTTGACTGCACCTTGACCTTGGAAGATTTCTGCCCCACATTCCAAACACTCATCAACTACTTTTGCTTCCTGTGGATCCGGAAGACCACGCTCGAAACGATCCATACCATCAACCTCCAATCAGAATATTTGTGATGCCTGCACCGAGTACCAATCCAACGATGAATGTAAACATAAGGCGGATAAACTCCATCTTCTCTTTGTATGTCATTCTGTTACTCCTTCCCGTTCGATAATTGGCAGCAGCCCTCTTTCGCGCTTCAACAATTCATAGATGAAAAGCCGGCCTTTCTGTGTCCAGTAAGTATGAAGCTTGCTCCGTTCTTCATCTATCACTTGCGTCTTACTTTGCGTATAACCTTTATCAGCATGTTTTTGATAGAGGAGCCAACATTCACCTTGCTTGTACTGGACACCGAGTTCATGCAGTAATCGGTTCATCGCCGTTGCGCTCATGCCGTAATCTTTGGCGATCTTGCTGATGGCAAGCACCGATTTAGTCTGAAGCACCAAATCGTAATATGTAGCTTTTGGTTTTAGTTCTGAAATGATCTGTTCCTTCTGAGCATTTTGTAACGAGAGAGCTTCGTTCTTCTCGGCAAGTTCCGCCGCCAATCTGAGCGCCTCAGGAAAAGAACGTGGGATCATCTGGACGTTCTCTTTTTGGCGGTAATATTCATCAACCAACATTTCGTAAGCATCCCATGCTTGATCTGTATTGAGTGACTTGGCATGCATCCATGCCCCTTTTTCAGTCCATAGATAGAGAACAGCGGCGTTTTTTAAACTTAAATCATTTTGATGTTGGTTGAGAAAATTGCGTTTCTCTTGACCTGATAATCCAAAATAGTGCTTACCTTCCGTGTAACGCTCCTTGTTGCGGTTAAAGTTATTCGTGATGATTTGCGGCGTTGTGCCGAATGACTCAGCCAATTGAACTGTCATCAGTACACACTGATTGTTGTGCTCGATTACTCTCAATCTATTTGTCACCTTTGGACTCACCGCCTTTCGTGTCATTTGACACAACCGTTTCAAAAAAATATATTCAAAAGCCTTTTTGCCCATAAGCCCGAATAATCCACTCCATACAGGTCCACTTGCTTCTCTTTTGTTGTTCAATAGTCGCGAAACGCAAGATGGAGATACCCCAATCTTTTTGGCGAATGAGGTCATATTCATCCCCTTTTCATCCAAGTATAGAACGAGTTTATCTGTGTCAATAACAGCTCTTTTCATACCTTCAACCCCTTCAATCTATCGTGTCATTTGACACATTTATCTTACTCCATTTGTGACAAATGACAAAGTCCCGTATTTACCGATTTTCAAGCTTATACGAACGTATTTTCTCTTTTGTGTCATTTGACACATGCGATCCTTATGATTCCTTGCATTTTGACAAGATTATATGTATAATTGCTGTGTCAAAGGGCAAAATTACGATAGAAAGGATGGGAAAAGAATGAGTGATTTTGGTCAATTTATAAAAAAGCAAGAGAATCTAAGTCTATGTCCGTCACCTCCGTTGCCGAGCAAGTTGGAATTAATCATTCCCATCTTTCCCGTGTGGAGAGCGGAGATAGAAATCCACCGAAAATGCCAACACTAGTTAAACTAGCTAAGGTTCTAAATGTGCCAATTGCTACGATGCTCGAAAAAGCTGGCGTGGTTGAGGACGTCGGGTTAGAAGAAGCGAACAGACTGGCTAGTTATTATGTCTCAGATGAAGAAATCAATAACTCAATACTTAAATCGATAAAGCAGTTCACGGATGACGAAGGCTTTATTCTTGAAGAATACCGTAACGATATCTTTAATATTTTTTACTCATATATTTCATTTACTGGTGAAGAAGTAGACTTTGATCATTTCTATAAACAATATTTACAAACCGACAAAGAAGACGTATCTTCATACGATGAGGAGCACGCATTCAAAGGATTTAATAAAATGTACAACTACTCTGCTATAAAACGTGCTTTGAAACATTTAGGGTCTGAAACAAGAGAACGCTTATTGTGGAAGTTAGAGGATTTAGCGAAAACGCATTTCCCATCATATGTAACTGACAAGACGAACATTACATCCGTAAGAGAAACAGGAATGAACTTCTATGGAGGATCCGAACAATATACCCAGGATGAAATCGAGGTTATGGAAGCTGCTCTAAAAGCTTACCGCGAGCAGAAGAAGAAGTTTTTAAATAAAATGTAACAGCCCAAATATATGTTGATTACTAATAGCCCAATTCGGGCTTTATTTTTACCCATAAACAGAACATATATTCGCACTTTAGGGGGAGCTTTTGTGGATTTCACGCTATATAAAGAAACAGAATTAGAACAGTGGATTTATATGAAGTACCGTAAAAATGGATTCATGAATCCTTCTGACTTAAGTGATATTGATTGTATAGCTTCAGCGTTTGGTGTCGACCTAGTTTACTGCGATCACAATTCATTTTCATGCAATGTATCCAAGGTAATTTTTTTAAATAAGACTTTGGATCCTATAGAGCAACGTGATGTATTTTTTCATGAACTGTGCCATGTTCTACGCCACGCTGGTGATCAGCGAAAAATGCCCAAGTTATTTGAGCAAAGACAGGAGATGGAATCGGGTTGGTTTCAGAATTATGCAGCTATGCCATTCTACATGATCGAGACAATAAATCTGCCGGAAACTCAGCGGGAAGCTGTTGATGTTTTAGCACAAGAATTTAGAGTTTCACATAAGTTTGCAAAGGAACGGATTCATCAAATTCAACGCCGAATATTTGACAGTATGCTGTGGGAAGAGAATTGCAAAACATTAATGCCGACTAAAATTAATGAAAATAAATGGACACCAGAAACATTGCGGATTTTAAGGCAACTACAACAACAATTCGGAGGATGAAAGTATGCGGATAGGAGTTATATCGGACTTTTATACAGACGACATAAAACCGTTAACTTTGCTAATAAAACTAGATGGAACTGAGGACTGGACACAGCCACTGTTCGTGTATCCTGTTCAGCCATTTGAACAGATTGAACCATTTGATCTCGGAGATGTTATAGGAGCTTCAGTGTTGCTTGAAGATTTGATTATAAATCGAAATGCACCTGGACAGTTTGGGATCAATCTGCCACAAATTGCATTCCGATCCGGATTTAATGAGATCGAGCAGTTATACATACAATTGTCAGATGTCGAAGACATTCTTATTATGGCATAACAAGAAGAAAAAGCCCCAGCCGGGGCTTTTTCTGTGTAGTGTTAGTTGAAATACATTCCGGCATATCTATCATAGAGCATTACCCGGTCTACAAATCCATCATCATTGAAAATAAAATCTACACCAATTTGATCATATAACTCATTCTTGTCCTTTACTTCTGTTTCAATCGAAACTTGCCCCATGAACATCTTATTCGTCAGATCATACACATAAGAAATATCTCTGTTAATCTGATTAGTTGGAATGGGATATTTCTCCCCGTACGCCTTATGTACATCTGATTTTGTATCACCTATCTTTATACCTCTAGCAGTTTTATATACTTTTTCTGCATCCTTATCTAGGTATATGGCCGCAACTGTTGCATTACCGTCAAGCTCCCTATAGATTACCGATACACCGTAATCGTATTTTATAATTGACTTTAAGTCCCCTTTTCCTTGTCCTAATATCTTTTCTGCTTCAGCTTGTTTCATTCCGTGGTAAACAGATGCATTTGAATCATCTATTTTCACAATCCCTATATCTTTTTTAGACAATGTATCTGGTTTAAATTCACTACCGCATGCTACTAATATGATCATTGCAAATAGGGGTAAAAATAATCGAAAATACTTCATTTCTGCACCTCCATTGTTTTAGGTATATGTTACCACATATTTGTTTTCGGAGACGAAAATGAAGTTCAAACTAATAAAAAAAGGCCTCCGCTATTTGCGAAGACCTAATAGAAAGTTTTATCAGGCAAATCCCCGATATCCCACCATTGTCCATTACGCCACTCATATCTTAGCACGCCATCGACCTCTCGTATATTAGCACGCTGTCCGTTTGTTGGATTAGGGATATCATCTAAGCTGTCCACGAAGTCCCCCTCTTTTAGGTAAGCTTGAGCATCAAAGCTCCATGTGATTAATTGCCCTATACTGTCTGCTGCTTCAAAGATATCGTCTTCCGTACAGTTTTCCCATATCTTCGACACCTGCATGTGGCGGACGATTACTTTTACAAGGCTTTCACTAAGATGCTCACTTTTATGTACTGGCATAAACCAACCTCGATCATCTCCCTATTCCTCTGGCTCTTCTTCATTTACTGTCACATGTTCGATTACATCATTTGGTGTGCAGCCAAAATGAGTACATATCTTGTCTAAGACCTCTAATGATACGTATTCACCTTTCCCCATCTTAGCTATGGTATTTCTGCCGAACCCCAATGCAACGCGCAAATCCTCTTTGGTCATTTCTTTATCCACTAGCAACTTGAACAACGGTTTGTATGAAAAACCCATGGCGCACCTCCATAATATTCAACTTCCTGAATATTTTTTCTGTTTTTAGAATACATTATTCCGATTTCTATTGCAATCACATTCCGTTCATGATATATTATATTCAGGAAGTGAAACATAAGCTTCCGAAAAGGGGTGAAGGCGTGAAGGATTGGGTTCAACTTATTACGGCACTTATCCAGAGCATTACAGCATTAATCATCTTGAAGCAAAATTGCCGTAAAAAGAAAAAGGTACTAATCGACGCGGGCAGCGTAAACGTTAGTACCTTGGGAGGTCGTCCGGCATGACGGCCTCCTTCACCCCAATCTTATCACAGCTTTCACCTCGCAACAATATACGGGAGGTTGGACAAGCATGGAGCAGCTGATCACCTGGTTATCACTTGTAGCGTTAATTTTGACCATTATTGGTTTGATACGTGTACTTAAAAATAAATGAACACGGGAGGCAAAGTAAACAATGAATCAACTTCAAAAAGATTACATCAAGGCAAGAGCAGCACATGAAACGGCAATGAAGGAAAAGAAATGGGAGCTTGCAGATGAATTAGCTGAACCATATGTACAAGCTGAAATGGCACTAGTGAATTGGATGTTCGAGGTCGTAGAACAAACGAGAGCTATGAAGAAAGAAGACATTGAGGTTCTCAAAAAGAACTGGACACATCATGATTTCAATGAGCGAATAGTTGATATGGCTCTTAGATTGGCAGCATGAGGGGCTGTTGCCCCTCTCAAATAGCCGGCGGGCATACGCGAGGTGTAAAGATTATGAGAATCTTAGTAGATTACGACACGGTCGAAGAATATCGCGGCGCTAAGTGGGTAAATAAAAGAATTGGCATCAGCGTTGGCCTGGAGTGCAGAGACGAAGCCGAATTCTTCAAAACCGTTAGTGAACTGGAGACGGAAGGGCTAGAACTTGATGTAGCTGGGTGTCCGGCGGAGGAATGCGGAGAGTTCGGCAAGCATTTGTACCATGATTGTATCGCGTACTTCGAGATTATTGATAAAGATCTTGCAGAGGATTTCATACGTAAGTGCAGGATAGTCGTCAAAGGATTGAACAAGAATCGGAAGACCGCCTGAAGATGGCTGGAGGGATACCAGCCGAAACCTAGTCCTACGGGGCGATGGTCGCGGATATCCATTGTACATGTTCCGAGCATGTGCAGCATAAATTCGAAGGAGGATGGGTGCTTGAACGTATATGAACAAGTATTTGCCTTTTATGCTTCAGCCTTAGATCCGGAAGAATTGGAGCACATGTCGCGTGAATTCTATGTAAGCCAGGTGGGAATCATCCTTGGGTGGACAGACTTGTCCGATTCAGAACAGCTGAAAAAAATTACTGCTCTTGATTACGCATATCGCGTTATTGTGGAAGGAAAGGCTTCTTCTGGGTCGTATAAATAATATTGAAAGGAGATTTTTGTATATGAAATGGGCAAGTTCCGACATGAAGAATTACGTTCCTCCAAAGGATTTCAGATACGTAAAGAATGAGTACGTAAACATTTTCGAATGGATGGATCAGCACCCAGAGGCGAACTGCTATTATTGCGGCAAAGTTCGAGAAGAGCACGAAATGGAGTTCTCTTTCTTTACTCCCCCGAAACTGTTAGGTATTTGCAAATTATGTTTTCCTGATTTCCGGATCGGAAACCTTGCGACGGATAGATTCGTGGTTGAGTACATTTTGTCCAAATACAAAACCCGTGCCAATATAATTAATTGGTTCAAACGCAACGGCTATGAAATGTTCGAGGCAGGCTTTCACCATGATCCTGATCCAGAATGTGATTGGGAAGCATACTACTTCGTTAACAATCCGGTTCGATACTTCGAGTTTAAAAAGAGGACGTATAGGGAAGAACCACTCCCTGACGGTGGTTATTTGACTACAGAGGATTTTATGGAGATGGATCGACTTCTTAGAGATTCTACGCATATTGAAATTTTCAAAGATGGGTCGATACATATTGTCTACTAAGATTAGAAATGAAAATAACAAGAGAGCTGCAGGGATGCCCTCCCATACAGCTCTCTTTTGCGTAGGCATAGCCTAACACGCCTCCATTATACACGCTTTATAGCATTTTGGAAATGTACTGTATCTAACTCGAATCCGGTGACGAGTCGGCCATGCAGATGCGCCGCCTCTATTACCGGTCCCGAGCCAAGGAAGAAGTCCCCTATTAGTTCCCCTTCCTCACTGCTATTCAGGATAATACGTTCCATGAGTGCAACTGGCTTTTCTGTCGGGTGGATCGTCTTCGCGCCAGGAATGCGTGGAATACGCCATACGTCTGTATCCGAACGAGTCGAGATACGGCGCACCTTTTGCTTTCCTTTCACGGCCATGATGATTAGTTCATGGCGATAGCGGTACTGCCACCCCATACCCATGCGTTCTTTATCCCATACAATGCAATTCTTGATAACGAATCCTGCCATTTGAACCCAAAGAGCCATAAGCGGATACATACGCCAATCGATGAAAATATAGATATGCCTGCCTGTTTTCAAAGTTCTATATGCTTCGTGCAGCCACTGGAATGTAAACCGCTGGTACTCTTGTCGCGAAAGGTTGTCATTAGCGATAATGGCGAATCGTGCTTTTTTGTGCTTGGTCATGTTCGTACCACCGAATCCAAGATTGTACGGTGGATCACAAATAATGAGATCTAGCGATTCGTCCGCGATATATTTTTGTGCCCCTTTAATACAGTCCATGTTGTAGATCATGATGTCATCTCCCTTAAAAAGTATAAGAGCCGCAAGCATCCCTTGCGGCTCAGTAGATCAATATTACTTCTGAATAGTCACCTTTAGCTGCTTACTATCCCATCCCGTTACGCGGTAACCCGCTGCCTCTGCAACCTCACGGACAGGCGCAATGGCTCGTTCATTTACTACCTGTGTCCCAACAATCTTCTTCCCGTTTACCGTTGCTATTTTCTTGATGTTGTCCCATACAAGTTTAGCACCTAGTGCTTCGGCCATGTCTCGTATCGGCACTGTGACAAGCCCGTTCAGGAATGTACCCTCGGCAATTTTCTTGCCGTTAAGCTCTACTGTAGCTTTTTCAACCTTGCCCATTTGATCGTACTTATCTAGCTTGTGTTGCTCAATTATATCGATTAACAATTTTGGATAGTCAGGTTCAGTTGCATATTCTGCTTTCCATACCTCAACGCATGCGGTTTTGTAGTCCGCATTTAGAACCTTGTGATATCTCTTTGGATCGTCCGTTGTTCCGTTTACAAGTAACTTGGAATGATCCTCAATGCTCTCAGCCCAGTTGTGATACACCCTGAAATTAGCAAGTATTTGATACGATGTTCCGTCCGGACGGTATTCGGTTGTCGGCATCTTTACGCTTCCAGCCGGTCCACTTCCCTTTACACCGAATAGGTTGTTTGCTTTTACCGTCAGTCCACTACCTCCCCACCCGCTTTCGAGTGCAGCTTGCGCAATCGTCAAGGAGGCCGGTACGCCTGTTTTCTTCATATCCTCCACGGCCGCAGGTGCGATCTTTGCAATGAAATCTGTTGGCTTCATCTTGCTTGTCCCCTTTCCCTGTTCTAAGTATTTGGATAGATAAGTATCTGGATCGGTATGGCTACCGAATCCATATGATGGCGTGGCCTTTGTCCGTACTTCATAGTGAAGGTGTGATCCCTTTCCATTAGAAGCGCCATTACCGTTTGTTCTGCCTGTGTTTCCTTGCTTACCTATCTCCTGCCCAGCCTTCACGCGTTGCCCTACGGATACGCTACAACTATTTAAATGGGCATAGCAGTGTAACGCGCCGTGCTCGTCCTTTATGGCTACCACAACACCAAAACCGCCGAACCCCGTACCTGATTGACCTTCTCGGGCATGGACAACCTCGCCGGCCATAAACGCAAAAATAGGCGCTTTATGCGCCTTTACAAGATCGATACCGGTATGTTCTGCTGTTTTGCCATTAATGGGATCTCGTCGACTCCCGAATGGACTTGTTACGGTGAAACCATAATCGCTCCATTTAACCATTCTTCGCATCCTTTCTGCTGGTTGCACGCGCTAATTTATTTTCAAGTTCCGACTTAGCCCATTCCATTAACTTAGTAACGAGCCAATCAGGGAAATATCCGCCCCAGCCAGCCCTAAGTGCGTTCGCAGTCATGGATTGGATCGTGTGATATAACACGCCAAATACGAATAGCCCAAAGATGATATCTGGAATGCCTAAAGCGACATCCAGCAAATGACCCCCAGAAGGGAGTAATAAGATAAAGAAAGTTCGCGGAATCCCTGCCAAACCGTAATTGCTCGCATACGAACCATCTTTTCGAGAGGCGCTGATTCCGGACAACCAGTCCATCGCGATGAAAAATAACAATGCGTACATTGCCCCAGCAACAACTTGACCACTGCCATACAAAAATTGAAGAGGAGGCACTACAAGTACGCCGATACCTGAAAACCAATTCAAGCTTTTAACTTCCACTTCATTTCCCCCTTTGAAATAAAAATAGCCCCACGCTGCCGTGAGGCTAAATACCAAATGCGCACCATCTGCTGATCCCGAAATTTTGTATATCATGTGATCCTGATACAGACGCATCCAACGAAAAACCATTTGATTTCCATGTAACTCGAGCTGATCCATTAAGATAATGTTCCATGCGGATATATGCTTTTACTTCCCCATATTCTTGCGAAAGAGAAGAGTTATCCTTAACGAAAAGTAACCCCTGTGAACTCGTAATCCAGTATCCTTCACCTTGTCCACTCAAGCCCATTCTTACGTAAACAATAATTGGTTCGAAATTTAAATTATTCACGTCTAACGTTTTTTCTGCTACTCCTCCATCGGTTGCCATTTTTATATCTGTTCTAATTTGGCCTATTTTCGATGCTAAAGTAGCCCACGGGTCGTTCATGGTTGCCGGTATCTTCTTGGCGTTAAGCTCGGCAACCACTCTACTTTTTGCGTCAACGCCAGATTGAAAAACCTCGTTTATTGCGCCAACCGCGTTGGACTTATTGGACGTTTGCAATTGCCCGAGATCCCCTACAAGCCAATTAGCATGCCCCTTGGCGTTGTTTTCCGCTTGGTTCGCCTTTGCTTGGGCACCTGCGGGCGTTTCCGCACCAATTACATACTCAACACTCGTGACTGGGTGCAATATGTCATACCCGCCATCAGTTCGCTTTTGATTCAATTCAATTTTCTTTGCCAATATCTTTCCCTCCTTAACCAGCTTTTGATAAGAGCACGACTGCCTTTTTATAACCTGCTGGCATGCCTAAGTAGACCCCATAGTCCAGGTATGTCGCATCATAGTTGTTTACGGGCTTCATAGCACCATCAGCAGCTATGCCTTTGATTGATGTAATAAACGTATTGTCCTTTGTCCATCCTGACGGATAAAATACGTTCGCGGCATTGCTCTCGTTGAGTTCTACAGTAATTGCGCTGCTAATCGGTACGTCATGGCCGTGAATCTTTGCCTTCCCGCTGCTCGTGATCTGAACAAGATGCTCCCAGTTTTCAACGTGGTGCGACTTGCCACCTGGCAGCTTCATCACAACAAATTCGGCCTTGTCCATGTCCGCGCGGTTTGACCACGGGTTGAAGCTTCCATCCGGTGTGTCGTAAAAGTTTACCGGTGCTTTCAGTCCATAGAAGAATCCGCTTATGTCGTCCACGTCTTTGTTCCATAACCCGTGTTGAGTGTTCCAGCACGTCCCATTGTACGTAAACATGTAATCCTGAACCGGACGATTCGGCACTGAGCTGCCGCCGCTAAATTTGCCAAGTGACAAGCGACAGAATGGCGATGTACCCGCTCCATCGATCTCGAAGCCAGCGCCGCCGATGGTCATACCGCCGTATGCGTCACACATAAAGTGGTTGTTCCACCCCAGCATAATGCCGAACTCTCGCCAACTGCCGTCCGGTTGATAAGCTCCGATGTCCTCACCCGTTTGCTCACGCGCTGGATCACCTACGGCGTACGCCTTTTTACCGTTGGCTTTCCATAAGTTCATGCCTTGATTAACAAAATCACCGATGTTTTCCTCGCCGGGGTATGTGCCGTTGGCCTGCATTTGCCAACCAAAACTAAAGTTATCGAGATTGATCCGCTTGAAACGCTTTGTAGCATGGTCGTATCTAGCGTTAATCAAAAGCCAAAACTCCTGTACTTCAACCCCGCTGCGAATCGTATGGATCGTAGCGATATTAAAATAGTTGTCCCGCAACAGCACGCCGCTGTCGAGCCGCTTTACTACCTCGGCCAATCCACTATTCGTCTGTAGACGGTCGATTTGATTTTGCATCGATTTTACAGCTTTGGTGACGGTCGGTATCTCATCCCCGAACTGGATTTCGATCTTGGAATCTTGCTCGTAAATTTCCCGAACCTCCGTGATGCGGGAATTAAGCTCTACGCCCCACTCGTCATCTCGAAGTGTAACAATATCCCCGAGATCCCAATCATGTTCGTACTGGAAACTGCGTGTATCCAACACGCGCCCATCGAAGGTGATGATCTGACCGTACTCTGCGAGCTTCTGTGCTCCCATTTCCGACAGCTCTACTGCGTCCTCGGCGCTGGAACAGTCCATGAATACCTCCCGTCGCTCCAGACCGGACACATTCCCCACGACCTGTATAAGCCGTTCTTCTTCCTCGCCTTTGCCGCCAGCGTAGCCGACATTTTTATATGAGGAATCCGCCTCCACAAACTCCTGACTCTGCACATTGTTGAATTGGGTCGAGAAAATAACAGGAGGGTTTACCTTTTGACCAGTAGTAAGATCACGGCCTGTCATTACATCGAATACCCATTTACGACTGGGGATATCAACGTAAGCATAGTACCCAATGTCGCAGAATTTCGCGATCTTCTCGACAACTTCGTGTAAAGGTTCAAAGCGTGATTGCCAAGGTGTTTCTTTGCCGCGCTTCTGATCCGGCGCACAAATAAAATAGGGGATCTTGCGATCCGGATCACTTGCATTTGATATATGCTGATTGACATAGTGCTTTATAACAGTTTCAGCAGCTCCGCGCACTCGGTCATAATCTTGCGTGACCGTTACACGGCGATCCAATACACCTTCAAGGGTGGTTCCCTTTGCGACAACAGTCTGCGTCCCGTCCTCCCCGAGTGTTATTTGACGGCTTGTTATAATTCCTGACTTGTGCGCATGGCCGACCAGCATAATCACGTTGCCTTTTTGCAGGGTATCGGCATATTGCTTGCCCACACTAATATGCAGCTCGAACTCGCCGGTTCCAAAAAACCTCCTTATGAATTGAAGGCTTTCATAGTTGTCGATCTCCCCCAAGAGATTAAAGCTTGTGTCGATTATTCGTATGGCTTGCATATCACATCACCTTTAGCCATAGATCACCGGCAACGATGTCCGGCGGCTCTGTCGGGCCGATCATAACGCGTAGCCCCGTTTTGTTTTGAATGCTCCCGAACCATTTGTCCCACGCATCCTTTATTTGATCGAGGGAGCCGTTCCAAACCCGCCACATTTCTTGGACGGGAATATCAATAAGGCTCGATACAAGCCCACACGCTGCTGTCAGACGCTCGTCCGTAATGTCTCCTGCCGCGATGCTCGTCGCCCCTTTTCGGATGCGAACCTGCGCAAGCCCTAACTCCTTAACAGTCTTTGTGATTTCCAAACCTGGAACGACTGGCGTACTCGAAAATTCGCCCTTTTTTACAACTACACTAATTTTCCGCGCTGGTTCGTCCCAGCGTAAAACAATCCTATCGATTCGATCTAACATTGTGTCAGATTGAGCTAACGCTTTCGGAAGTTCTGCATCATTGTGATACATATACCCCCGGATGAAGGCGTAACCCGTGTGGACGACGATACCAAGCCCGGATCCCGGCACGACTCGCAACCCTACATTCCCATTCTCTGTATACAATCCATCTGATAGAAATCGGTTGAAGTATTCGGCGAAGTCGCTCGCCAGATACTCCCGCCGATCATCTGCCGTCGAGTTGAAAAACCTATATTTCTCCATAATCCCCCTCCTATGCCCCGTTGTATCTATTACGATAACTGATTATGACGGATGCAGGCTCCACTTCGTCATCACTCGTATATGAAACTATGTTGTCTCCTACCCGCAACCACCAGAAGCTGCTGCCGTAGTCGATCCAATACAGCACGTTGGTACGATTGCCAGCTGCATCCTCCACTTCTACCCGCTTATTGCCGAATTCCGTTGTGACTATCAACTTATCGGATGCGAGCAGTCGACGGTTAATCTGGATATACTCACCTGTTGTTCGATTCGTTAGGCGCGGGTTTCCGGCTGGCCCTCTAAACTCGCAACGGATAGGAGTATCCACATCCCCGTTATTCACTATGTTTATCGTTTTTGGCCCACTCTCCGCAAAGATCGTGGGGAGTACGAGCGGAAATGTCATGCCACCGATCCAGGTCGCAATGACTTGGCTTTCCTCGAATTCGTCCAATAGGAATGGATCTGGGCATAAAAAAGACACGTTGAACAACTGGTGGCTCACGTGCCTTTCTCCCCATATTGGACCTTCGTCGGCTATTGCGCCGATCGTATAACTTTTAAAGTCATTCTTGTACACCAATTTACCGCCAGCCTGCGGATTTAGCACCCGTGACAGCTGGCGACGTAGCATGTACATTTCCTCTTGATTTTTAGCGATGATCGCCCCGCGAAGGGTGATCATGCGGTCATTGATCGCAACGCGGGAAACGCTGGAACCGTCTTGATACGGGCTTCGAGTCTTGTAGATTTCGGCATCCGCTCCACCTAATCCCTCAACGGTTGTCAGAATGAATGGCCCTGACGATCCGAAGGTGATGCTCTCGCCTCGGTCGTTTGTGTACTTGAGTATCTGCACGGAATCACCCCCTAAAGCATCTGTGCAAGCTTGCGGTTAGCCCGTGAAATGTCGCTAGGACTTGTAACAGGAGTATTGAAGTTGTTCGTGACCGAAAAAACAGTACCGCGAACTGGTTCGGGATCTGACTTGCTGCCAGATGATCCGCTCCCTGACGATCTCCCCGAAGATACCGAGCTAAGAGCTGATACAGCTGCACTTCTTGCTGAATCGATTTGTCGGTTGATGTTATCGATCAGCGTCTGGATCTGACTTACTTTATCTGCGAACCCTTTGTACATTTTTTCCCCGAGCGTTTGCCCCGTGATGTTGTACGAGTCGCCGAAACCCTTTAGCAATTCAATAATGTCCTCTTGCTGATTCTGGACAATCATCTTCTCAGCTTCAGCCTGCAAATTCTTGGCCGATAACAGTTGGTTGTAATG